ATATCTTCCCTGATCATACCTACACACCACCAACTAATTACAAGAAACCAAAGCGTCAACTATTCTCCACCATTGAAGACTTTTTTGTATGAAGATCCAAACCACCACACGACAGTTTGTTGACTCCAAAGGCAACACATGGGAATGGGAAGAGACTGAAGAAACACGCAAAGCAATTGCTAAACTTCATCAGACCATTCAATCTAACATCGAAGCACAAGCATCTGACTATGGAGTAGGTAAGTGAATCCACTACAACTGACATGGGATGAACAACTCCTTCAAACAATGAATGAACTCGGTTGGGAACGTACTGACCTAATTGATGTACAGATCGCAGGATCTCAAGTCTATGAGATTGAAGGTGATGGTACACGTTGGAAACCAGAGAAGGGGACACGTAAGTATAACAAAGACGCTTTCATTGTCCTGAAGCGCCATGAACTATAAAGGACCATTATACGCACCCTGGCATAAAGTTATCAACGGCAGAATCACACACATGCAACTCAACCTAGAAGAACTCAACTACCTGCAAGAAGTTCTCGAACAAGCAACACAATACACTAAAGCACGAGGTGAACAAGTAGAACACCCATCAGTATCACATCAACGTATTCTAGACAAGATTAAACAAGAAATTCATAAGATCTCTTCATGAGCATATACTCCCTTGACCTGAACACACCACCTGATCTAATTAAATGGATTGAAGAGACAGTCTCCTCAATACCAAAAGAAGAAGCAACGGTGCATAGTCCTGCGTCACAGGGTAAGAAAGTTATAGCAAAGAATGTAAGGTCATGTGTAACACAAGCATGTCATATGCAAGATTGTTGGATAGTTGGGTTCTTTGACTCATACATCCGACGATTCAATCAAGTGTACTATCATTATGACATCTCCCATCTACGTGATACAGTACAACTCATTACCTATGATAAGGATGATCACTATAATTGGCATGTAGATGGTACATCACATTTACAACCACAGTTCAAAGGTGATAGAGATCTAGTAAGAAAGATTTCATTCTCTTTTCTACTAAACGATGACTATGAAGGAGGAGACCTAGAGTTTTCCATTAATCATCAACATGATAACACATACACAGTACCCAAGAAGAAGGGTAGACTCATAGTATTTCCATCAGATACTAGACATAGAGTTAAACCAGTTACTAAAGGACAACGTAGATCGATTGTTGGTTGGATGGTTGGTCCTCCATGGAAATAACTTGATAGTATCCGTAGAGGCACTCTCTAGTAGCCACCAAGTATCTCAACGACACAATTTGAGGTTTTCAACACCATCTGTGGAAAAACCTGTGGAAAACTAAATGTATTAAAAAACATAGGTAGTGTGCGGAGTTGTTGTTGGTTTAGCACCCCAGCACTCGAATGTCAACCCCGAGTATGCCAGTTTTTCCACAGACCCCGAGAACTTGACAAATCCGAGTTTTTCGGTTATTATAGAAACATGGAAAAGTCAAAAAGTCAGTTTTTTGAGTTTTTCAGAAATCTCAATTAATCTAAAAAATGTATTTTAACGATTTTGAATCTTCTGCGATTTCAAGTTTAACCACTAAAGACAATATTGTGAGTATTGTGTTTAATTCTAGTGATAAAGAGTATAATTACACTATAAATGATACAAATTGGGTAGAATTGCTTACTAATTGTATCAAAAACAAAGAAAGTGTTGGTAAATTCATCAATAAATCTGTAAAAGAACAGAATATTGTAGAATTAGTCAATAATTCTAAATAATTACTCCAAATCATTGAAAATACTAGTATAAACAATGAAAAGCAATCGTAAATTCAATCCTGATAGTAAACACAATCAAATTCAGATTGAAGATGATTATGAAGACTTCGGATATGAAGTCAAGAATGCAAAGAGATTTAAAAGCAGAGCGAAACGCACTGCGAAGTTCAAAGACTATGATGAATTCGACTGATATCAACACATAGTGTGACACTAGTTGTACTGTCCACTATCACTTGCATTTCAGATTGATCTGTGCAATAGTAGATCATCGAAACAAATCACCTCATGACTGACAACATCATCGATCGCGATAAGTTGCAGGATGCACTCATCGAATCCATCATTGATGGTATGGATCACAAGACGATGTATGCTTACGTTTATGATAGTTTGAACGGCAACTTTGATAATTACACAGTGGATGAACTTATTCAGGAAACTGAAGAGTATTACCCCGAGTTGCTGCAGGATGCTGGTGTGGTACATGTGACCTACACTGACACGCCGATGGCAGAAGAGGTGTACGGCGGGTAGACAGTTGAGGTAGTGGCACAGCATCGGTTGTGCTGCCCCTCATCTCGTGTATTGTATAGAAGTCAACCAAACGACACCATTCATGCGTAAGATCGAATCCCTGATGAACGCTGCAGTTGCTAACAACAGCAATTGGTCAAACAGCAACACCAGTGTTACGTACTGCCCTGAATCTGAAGAGTCCAAAGTATACCTGCACGGCAACCACATTGCCACTGTGGGTGATGACTTCCTCCAAATCTTTGATGGAGGTTGGCAGTCAAACACCACCAAATCTCGTCTCAATGCACTCATCAACCGCTTCTGCAATGGGGCAACCGATGGTGTACACCAGTCCAAATTTGAGTGGTTCATTCGTGACAACAACGTGACCAGAGAGTTCGAGAATGGTTACATCTTCGCCTGATGTAACAGGGGGTTAACAACCCCCTTTTTTTATGCTAAAATATATACACTGCACACATAGGAGTTAGTATACATGGACTTCAAGGATTACGTCGAGGGAGAGATGAAATACTATGAAGAATACTATGCTGAACTTAATATCCTATTGAAAGAATATGGGTACGATTGTGATTGCTTTGACATTGAATATACTACAGCTGATTGATACCCAGGTCAGCCGCTTCGCTGCCAGTTGCCGAAGTGGCACACAAAATAGGCACAGCACCCCAGACCGTGTATTGTGTACACATGATCAATTTCAAAGACCCCTGCACCATGGCACTTGAGAGCGACCGACTCGAAGAACTCAACATGTACATGTGCGACACCATGGCATCCAGCGAGATGGCACTCGACTGGTGGTGTGATCGCTTCAACGTGTCTGCGACTGATGAGGTGATCGACCTCGTGTTGGATGCTCACGAGGCATTCTTCGGAGAGGCAGACCAATCCTACCTCAACAGCGTCATGCTTGACGACTGACCCATCATCGTCTACAATACACACAACACACAAAACCACATGAAATTCGATTCCGACGGCATCTACGCATCCAGCGCCAAACTCAAAGAGATTGCCATGATCGTGCTTGAGCAGGAGAAGAAGGATCGCGAGGCATGCCGACGTGCTGCCGAGTCTGAATCAGATTTCCCATCCTGGGGACCTGCTATGGGACAGTGGGGAGTCTGGAACATCAGCGACCGCGATTGATTCGCTGACCGACTAGGATACACACAACAACCAACCAAAGCATGTTTGCAGTTCAACCCGCCGCCTGGGGCAAGTTCGATGAGCACGGCGCTGATCATTGCATCTCCATCTCCCATGCCTACCGACTCTGTGCAATCTGGCAGGAGCGAGGCGAAGCCCAGGGCGACATGATGGTATGGCGTCTCACCTCTGGGCATCCTATCCCCTGGGTGCGTGTCTATGAAGACGAGAGCGTGGACAGTGTGACAGATGAGGTGCTGGCACTGCTCGCCTAGGCAACGCTGCCCCAGGGTCTACAATACACACAAGCAAACAAACCACATGACCGCAACCTTCACCGTGCCCAAGCAAGACACCTTCAACGGGTGGACCAACTATGAGACCTGGAACGTCGCCCTGTGGTTGCAGAACGATGAGGCGATGTACACCGTCGCCAAGCACTACAGCACGTTCGATTCCCTCATCCCTCGCCTTGAGTATCGCTTCGGACAGATGACCCCTGACGGTGTGCGTTGGATGGATGGACGCATCAACACCGATGAGTTGGATGAGATGCTGCAGGACATGTGAGGGGTCGCCCCCTCCATGCTATAATTTCACCAACGACACAACCACACGATGACGACTCTCACCCCTTTCAACCTGACCGAAGCGCACCGCATCTACGTTGAGCGGATCGCACCCCTGCATCAGCAATACCTCTCCGAGCAGAACGCAGGGGGGAAGATGAGGGCATCCATGGGCGACCTCTATGAAGACGTTGCCCAGGCAGTCATCTATGCTGTCGATCCGACCGTGGTCTGCAAGCACAACGACTACATCATGATTGAGAGCAAGGGGGGCAAGCATTACAAGCGCACCCAGGTGGACATCCACGCATACAAGGATGGCGAGCTGGCGTTCATCGTTGAGGGCAAGACCTACATCG